AAACACTGCATCAGTCAAGTATGTTGAATATATGAGAAGCCTAACAGATACAAATAGAGATTTGAATATGGCTGCTGAATATCTTAAAGATGCTAAAGATCTAACAGATGCACAACTAGAAGTAATAGCCGCAAGTAAAGAAAGTTTAGTAAAAACAGTTCAGCAAGTGCAACAAGCCGCTGAAGTTGGAACAGCAGCCGCACAAGGTGCTGCAACAGCAGGTATAGAAAGAAAGACAAGCAATCAAGAAAGTGTTGTAATCAAAGGACAAAAACTCTCAGAAGGACAAATTTATTTACTGTTCAATAAAATTACACAAGTAAACAATCATATGCTAGAAAACAAATTAATGTTTGAAAGTATATTTGATGCAGTTACATATTATAATAGACAGACTGTAAACGAAGCAGAACCAGGAATATTAAAGAAAGCAGCAGGTGCTATAGGTAAAGGTGTCGGTGCTCTTAAAAAAGCAGGTAGAAATTTAACTGCTAAAGTTACAGCAGACAAACTAATGAAGGCCTGGACTAAAGCAGGCGAACCTACAGATTCAAATGAAATTGCAGATAAAGTTCTAAAGCCAGCAGGCGTAGCAGATGATGTTATTAAAGGCACGTATGATGCAATGAAGATTGACGTTCCTACTTCTACAAGCACACCAACAGGTGATGCAGACGCACCAGCAGCAGACGCAGACACAGCAACTGATACAGCAGCAGACACAACAACTGACACACCAGCAGGTGATGCAGAAGCACCAGCAGGTGATGCAGAAGCACCAACAGGTGATGCAGAAGCACCAACAGGGGACACTGCTACATCTAGTGCCGATCCAGCAACAGGTGATGCTACATTAAGTAAAGATGAAAGATACTATCTACAAAAAAATACAAAAGACGAAACTAAAGTAGATATTATTGACAAGCAAACTAGTAAGCCTATTAAGAATGGTGTTGCTCTTGCTCCTGAAAAAGCAGAACCTATGAGCGATAAAATGAATAAAGAAGCAGGCAAGTATGCAGGCGCTGAAGGCGACAAATTTATTATGCAGCCAAATGCACAAAATCCAAAAACATATGATGTTCTTGATACGCAAACAGATCAGCCTGTTCAAAATGGTGCTGCATTACAGCCAGGTGAAGCAGAAGAATTACGTGATAAAATGAATTCTCAAACGTCAACTTCTACAGCAACTGACACTACAGCAACTAATACTACAACAACTGATAAACCAGCAGCAGATGGTGCAACAGATGCGAATACAGCGTCAACAAGCGGTGATCAAGGTGCTGATGCTACAACTACACCACAAGACGATAATCCAGCAGTAAAAGACACTACAGGCGCTGAACCTTCGGCCGAAGAGCCATATCAAAGACCAGACAGAACACAAGGTCAAAAGGATTATAAACCTACCCAAACGACACCGGCAGCACCGGTTAATATGGGCGACTTAGTTGTAAGTATTAAGAATCTAAAACCAGAAGTTCAAGCAATTATTAAGAAAGAATTATCTGCTTAGAAAAACGGCAGTTTAGTTTTTTTGGTAGTTTCTAGATTATCTTTGATAATCTCATTTATTATAGAACGTTCTTCGTAAGACATAGTCGCAAGTTCACTGTAAGAAAGACCTCTCATATACCAACACATTTTAAGAAGTTCTCTCTTTAGAGTTCTCGCCTCTTTATCTAGTTTTTCGGCTTCACGCAAAATCTCAGGACGAGAAAGGGTTAAGACTTTGCTCCGAAAAAATTTGCTTGATCCATTGTTAATGCAACTTCGAACTCGTGTTCGCAATCACCACACTTGACTTTTTTAGTTTTAAGTTCAAGTCCTTTAGCAATACCTTGTAAGTGTTCACTAAGTTTTTTGAAAATTTCTTTATCAGCATTTTGAATAAAGTCTGAAATCATCTGTTTATCATTTACTGTTCCTTGCGGAGTTGTAATAGCAGAAATACTGTGTATAACAACTGCAACAGTCATTTCAGTTAACTTAATAAAACTAGAACCAAACTTTTCAAGTTTTTCTTCTTCAGTCATAGTTTCACTATTAACGATGTTGAAGATTCTTTCTTGTTCCATTTGTTGTAATTGTTTAGATGTTACTTCTTTGTAAGTGTAAGGTTTCAAACTAAAAGTAAGGTCGCCAATTGCATACTGTTCCGGAAACTCGAAACTACTAATTCTTTCTAAGTGATCATTTAGAACGTAATCGTAATTTTGTTCTTCCTTACACTTAGGACAGTGAGTTGTAATTTCCATTTTATCACCGTAAGTTGCAATTCTAATTGCTACTAAACAAGCGTCTACATCAAGTGTAGGCATATTCCACGGCTCTTTAATTGCTGGAACACAACTTTTAATTACTTCTGTTGTTGCTGCACCATTCATTAACGCATCTGGTGTCTTATACATTAGTTCATCTTTTGCGGTCATAGCATAGACAGGATATTGCCCATCTGTGCTTACATCAAGTGTACCTTGTGCATACCATTTGCCTCTGCTTGGCAATCTTAGGTAAACTTTAGGTTGTCTATAATAGCCGGCTAACGGATTGACAGGAGCCGCTGGTGCTACTGCCTCTTGGGGTGCACCACTTGTGGCAGGCTGCCCGGCAATTTCAACCTTTGGCATTTCTGTGTTTTCATCCATATTTTTCTCCGATAAATAACATTGTTGTATATATTTACAATAAGTATTTATGTGCGCATATTTCTGGGAATATAATTAATGGCCGACGTAACAGGACAAATTGGTAATGAAGAAGTAGTACTTAATAATGCTGCGACTGAAGCCACGTTAAAGCAACTGCTTGCTGCTATGACAGCTCTTGCTAAAGCGCAAGGTGTCGAAATAAAGAATGCAGCAGGACTAGACAAAGATCTAGGCAAACTAGGTAAACAAACTGAAAATGCTGTAAGAAGCGGTCGTAAATTCCAACGAACACAGGACGGAACTACTAAGTCATCAGAAAAACTCGGTGATGCACTTGACGAGACAGCAGAAAGTACAGACAGTTGGGGGCAAGGACTTAAAGACAGTTTAACACTTGTTGGTAAAATGGGTCAACAAGTTCAAAAGGCTATTGACTTTATTGGCGGCTCGTTATCTAGTATCTCAAATATGGGAGATAGCATTACAAGTGCTACAGATACACTAGGTAACATTCCATTAGTTGGCGATGCAATTAAGGGTGTTTATGGACCTGTTGCAGGTGCAGTAGAAACACTACAAACACAGTTCCAAGCAGCAGCATCGGTAGGTGCTAACTTTGGCGGTAACATAGCAGAATTTAGTAAAGCAGCCGGCGGCGCTGGTATGACAATGGAACAATTTGCCGGTGTTGTTCAAAAGAATTCTGCAAATTTAATATTCTTAGCAGGTGGCACAGCAGAAGGTGCTAAACGTTTAGCCGATATGGGTAAATCCATTAGGAAGTCCAGAGTAGGCGACGAACTAGCAAGATTAGGTTTCAGTACAGTTGACATTAATGACGGACTTGCACAGTACGGTGCTAGACTTCAACGACTAGGTAGAAACGAACAGTTAACTAACAAGCAACTAATTGCTGGAACAACAGCGTATATGAAAAACTTAGATGCTGTATCTAAGTTAACAGGTAAATCCAAAGAAGCTCTACAATCAGAACAAGACGCTAGAAATGCAGATGCACAGTTTAGGATTATGATGTCCAAACTTTCCAAAGAGGAAAGAATTGAAATGGATATGCTTATGGATGCTATTCCTGCGGCACACCAAACTGGTATTAAAGAAATCCTAGCAACAGGTACTGCAACATCTGAGGAAGGTGTCAAAGCAATGGCTTTCTTAAGAGAGTCTAGCGGCGAAGCACAGGCACTATTTAAGAAGATCGAATCCGGTGAACAACTAGAAGCAGGCTTTGCTAGTGACTTCTATGATACCTATGCAGCAGAAGCCAAGAAGTTTGCTGAATCGCCCATTGGTGAAACATTAGGTAAATTTGACGACTCAATGAATGACTTCTACACCGCAGCAGATGATGTAGGCAAACGTGCAACAGATCTTGCTACTGTAATAGACGACCAAAAGAAGGAACAAGAAAAACTTAAAGAAGACCTAAAGAAAGGTGTTGAAGGCGTAATTGATCCAGCATCAATTAAAACGTTCAAAGAAAATATTGCAGAAGCAAGTACTGCATTTACCACAATGCTTGGTAGCATTGATCTTGCACCGTTAGAAAAAGTATTTAATAAAGCACTAAAAGCCGCTGAAGATTATCTAGTACCAGCTCTTAATATGGCAGCAAACAATTTTGACAAATTTGTGATAGCCGCTGGTTTAGCAAATGGTGCACTCAAAGCACTAGAACTTGCAGCAGGCGCTGCGGCAGCAGCACAATTATTAGGCGTTGGCGCAAGAGGTTTAAAACCCGGCCCCGGCGGAGGAGCACCTTTAAAACCAGGGACACCAGGCGCTGCTGGTCCAGGCGGCGCAGTAAAAGGCGCAGCAAAAAATATGATGAAACGTGCAGGACCGTTAGGACTACTGTACGGATTGTATGAAGGGTATAGTGATTATAGCCAAGTTGAAGCAGATCTTGACGCAGGTAATATTACTTCAGGCGAAGCGACTGTAGAAAAATCAGGAGTAGTAGGTAGTGTCACTGGAGGAACTGGTGGTGCAATGGCAGGCGCAGCAGCAGGTGCTGCAATCGGGAGTGTTGTTCCTGTTGTAGGTACACTTATTGGCGGAGTTATTGGCGGCGCATTTGGCTATTGGGCAGGCTCAAGCGCAGGTGAAGCAATTGGCGAAACAATAGGTGAAGCACTTGTTGGTCCAGAAACTGTTAGTGATATTGAAGCCAAAATTAAAGCAGAAGAAGAACGTATTAAACGTTCTGAAGAAGGTGTAAACGAATACTGGGGTAGAGAATCAAAAGGTAGAGAAGAGTCTCTTGCTCAAATCGAACAATACAAAAAAGATCTTGCACTGATTGACGAGAACAATAGAATTGTAGAGGAAAAGAAAAGAAAAGAAGCAGAGGCTAACGGCGAAGTAGTTGTTAGTCCAGAGAATCCTACTACAACTACTGCTGAAGAACAAAAAGCACTAGAACTAAAAGCAGAAGAAGAACGTAAAGCCAAAGAAGCAGAACTAAAGAAAAAACAAATTGAACAAGAGAAGAAAAAATTAGAAGAAGAGAAGAAACTTAACCCAGATGGTACACCTATGTCTAGTAACACTGTTCACAAAACTCCTGATCAGTTGTTAGCAGACTTAAATACAAGTATGAATCAACTGGTCCAAATAGCGACCACTCAAACTATGATAGCCAAAAAACAACTTGGTGTTAGTGGAGAGCAAATTGGAGATTTATATGCTAGTGTATAATAATAAGAACTTGCTTTTCAAGCAAAAGGATGTATAATATAAGATATGAGTTGGAAAAAACACTTTACACCAGTTAACGTCGATAATACAGGCGGAAGTTATAGCCCGATTAGCGGCGGCGGACGTCCTGGCCCCGCAAGAGCAAACTATAGTTCGTACTTGCCGGATGTATATGCGGGCGCACCAAACCGTATTGAACGTTATATGCAGTACGATACAATGGATATGGATTCAGAAGTAAATGCTGCACTGGATATTTTAGCAGAATTTTGTACAGATAAAGATAGAGAAAACACAACACCGTTTCACTTCCATTTTAGATCACAAGCAACTAATGTAGAAACTAGACTACTAAAAGATGCATTACAAAAATGGGTAAAACTTAATCAAATTGACAAACGAATTTTTAGAATAGTACGTAATGTATTCAAGTACGGAGACTGCTTTTTTATTAGAGATCCGGAAACACAAAAACTTTTATATGTAGATCAAACTAAAGTTACTAAAATTATTGTAAACGAATCCGACGGAAAGATTCCTGAACAGTATGTTGTAAGAGATATTAATTTTAACTTTAAAGATTTAGTAGCAACAACACCACATAACACTTCTAACACTTCACCTAGCGGAACGAGTTCATATACTTCGGGTGGCGGTTTTGGTAGAGGAATGGCAGGACAAGTTCCAACACCATCAGGCACTAGGTTTCAAAGAGAAGCAAATGAGATTGCTGTAGATGCAAAACATATGGTACACGTTTCATTATCAGAAGGATTAGATCAAAATTATCCTTTTGGTAATTCACTTTTAGAAAGCGTGTTCAAAGTTTATAAACAAAAAGAATTACTTGAAGATGCGATTATTATCTATCGTATCCAACGTGCACCTGAACGTAGAATCTTCTATGTTGATGTAGGTAATATGCCTGCACATATGGCTATGAGTTTTGTTGAGAAAGTTAAGAACGAAATTCAACAAAGACGTATTCCAAGTGCAACAGGCGGCGGAACTAGTGTTATTGATGCTAGTTACAATCCTTTATCAACTAACGAAGATTACTTCTTTCCGCAAACAGCAGAAGGGCGTGGTTCTAAAGTAGAAACATTACCAGGCGGTACTAACTTAGGTGAGATTACTGACCTACGATACTTTACTAATAAACTATTCCGTGCTTTACGTATTCCAGCAAGTTACTTGCCAACAGCAATTGACGAACAAGCAAATACAGTAAGTGACGGTAAAGTGGGTACTGCTTACATTCAAGAACTACGTTTTAACAAATACTGCGAAAGACTTCAAGCAAACATTGTAGAACCACTTGATATGGAATTTAAAATGTGGTTAAACGGATCAGGGATTAATATTGATCCTAGTATGTTTGAACTTAAATTTAATCCACCACAAAACTTTGCTGCATATCGTCAAGCAGAACTTGACACTACTAGAGCAAATATTTTTGGTGCAATACAACAAGTTCCACACTTGTCAAAACGTTTTGCATTGAAACGTTATCTTGGTTTAACAGCAGAAGAAATTGCTGAGAACGAAAGAATGTGGAAAGAAGAAAATGCTGGTAACTTACAACCACCTACTGATGCAGCAGGTGAGTTAAGAGGAGCAGGCATTACACCGGGTGGTATGGAAGCAGATATGGGGAACCAAACTGCAGAAGCACCTGATGAAATGGCAGCGGCGGCTGAACCGGCAGGCGGAGAAGGAGATGCGGCAGGCGGCACAGAAACTCCTGTCTAGTCATAAATAGTAGTATGCTTCTAAATGAATTTTTATATTTTAACGACGAGATAAACGACTTTGCAGTTGACCGTAGATACGACAACAGCAAAGACAGTTCTGTATTGCAACGTGACGATACAAGAAAGATTAGATTAACTCTTAGACAGATTAATGAAATTAGAATGCAGGCTGAAGCGCACGCTGCCGAGAAAGAATCGGAACTAACCTTTATTAGGCAGATGTATGCAGCACCAGTTGAACCTCAAGAGTAACCGTAAAAGATTTCAAAATGACGCTGCTTTCGTTTTAGGTAACGGAAACAGTAGACTTGCAATCGATTGTCCTAGTTTAGTAAACAAAGGTACAGTCTATGGTTGTAACGCACAATACCGTGAATTTGATCCACACTTTTTAATAGCAGTTGACGTTAAGATGGTTAACGAATTAATTGATGCTGACTATCATAAAAAAGGAACTGTTTGGACAAATCCAAATAAAGGTATTAAAGCAAAATCAAATATTAACTTATTTTCGCCACACAAAGGTTGGTCAAGCGGGCCTACAGCATTATGGTTTGCTGCTTCAAATGGGCATAAGAACGTTTATATTATTGGATTTGACTATGCAGGACTTAAAGGAAAGTTTAATAATGTGTATGCAGATACGTTTAATTACAAGAAAAGTAGCGATGCAGCAACGTTCTTTGGTAATTGGTTAGGACAAACCGAAAAGGTAATCAAGGAGTTTAGACATACTAAATTCTTTAGAGTTGTTGAGGATGGAGGGTTTATACCTGATAAACTAGGCCCTCAACACGGTAACTTAACTTCTATTAGTAAAGAAGAGTTTGAGAACACGTTTCCGGAAAGTATATATCAATCCCAAACGAATCAAAAAACTACCATTTAACCCCATTTTTATAAGTAAAATGTAAATACATTAACAAACAGCCTTACGATAATCAATTTATAGGAGAATACAATGGCAGATCAAAAAACTACATTAGAACAAATGCTTGAGCATTTGGTCAATGATAATACTGCAAAAGCAGAAGAATTATTCCACGAGTACGTGGTAACAAAATCAAGAGAAATTTACGAAAACCTTATTGAAGAAGAAATGGACGATGAGGATGTAAAAGAAGATTCAAAAGACGAAGAAGTTGATGAAGCATCAAAAGATGATGACGCTGAAGACAAAGTAGACGAAGCATCTGATAAAGATGAAGACGAAGAAGATAAAGTTGATGAATCTACTGACGAAGAAGTTGACGAAGAATTTGAAGAAGTTGCTGTAGAAGCAGACGACGAAGATCCAATGGATGCTATGGGTGCTGATAAAGGCGACGATTTAGAATCAGACATTACAAGTGATGACGAAGACGGCGATAAAGAGCCAGAAGAGTTATTTCAAGATTTAGATTCAATTGTTGATGAACTTCAAGCAAAATTTGACGAAATCAAAGGCGGCGACGATATGGACGCTGGCGATGATATGGACGATAAAGAAGAAGAAATGTTTGCTCCAGAATCATCTGCAGATCCAGAAGGCGATGCTGAATTAGAAACAATGCGTGAGTATGTTGAAAAAGTAGCAGGCGGACACGGTGCTGAAGCAAAAGGCAGCGCAGAAGCAGCAGACAACAAAAAATCAGTTGTTGATAATATGAAAAATGATATGGGCGGTACTACTGCAAACATCGCAAAAGGCGGTGAAGCAAACGGCAAAAATGACGGTGGCTTAGCAGATATTAACGCTAAAGAAGAAAATGCTGGCAACGTTAACGTTCCAGGCGCAAAAGGTGCAACGAAGATGTCCCCTGAAAAAGGACACGGTGCAGAGAAAAAAGGCGCTGGCGAAAACGCTGATAACAAGCAATCAATTTTCCGTGGCCGTAGATAAAGAGGGTATATAGGTTGAAAACTACACTAGCAGAACATCTGAGCTTCGATCAGGCTAAAATCGTAATTGAGCGTGATGAAGGCGAGGGTAAAACATTACATTTGAGTGGCATCTGTATTCAAGGTGACATTCGTAATGCTAACCAGCGTGTTTATTCTTCGCAAGAAATTGATAGGGCTGTCAAAACGCTCAACGAACAGATTTCTGGGGGGTATTCAGTGCTTGGTGAAGTAGATCATCCTACAGATTTAAGGATTAACCTCGACCGTGTGTCTCATATGATAACAAAAATGTGGATGGACGGTCCTAACGGTTACGGAAAACTTAAAATGCTACCAACACCGATGGGACAATTAGTTTCAACGATGTTAGAAAGCGGAGTTAAACTTGGAGTTAGCTCAAGAGGTTCAGGAGAAGTAGACGGAGGAGGCAATGTAAACGGTTTTGAAATCATTACTGTTGATGTTGTTGCACAACCAAGTGCACCGGGTGCTTATCCTACACCAGTTTATGAACACCTTATGAATGAAAAAGGTGGTTTCCAGGCGTTTAAATTAGCACAAGAAGTACAAGGCGACAAACAGGCACAAAAGTATATTGCAGAGTCCTTGAAAAGAATCATTTCAGGGTTAAATCATTAGGAGAATCACAGATGTTAGATTTTGTAAAACAATTGTTTGAAAACAATGTGATTTCCGAAGAAGTCAAGTCGGAAATTGAAACCGCTTGGGAAACCGCAGTTCAAGAAAACCGTGACACAGTCGCAACTGGTTTACGTGAAGAATTTGCACAGAAGTACGAACACGATAAAACTCAAATGGCAGAAGCAGTAGAGAAGATGCTTTCAGACAGAATTACTGCTGAATTATCTGAATTTGCTGAAGACCGCCAGGGGCTTATCGAGGCTAGAGCCAAATATGCTAAGAAGATTAAAGACGATTCCAAAGCAATGGAATCATTTGTTCTTAACAATTTGAAAACGGAACTAGACGAACTTCGTGAAGATCGTAAGTCAGCAGCGGGCAACGTTGCTAAATTAGAATCTTTTATCGTGGATGCATTGGCGAAAGAAATCGCAGAATTCCACTCTGATAAAAAAGATCTTGCTGAAACCAAAGTAAAATTGGTACGTGATAGCAAGGTTAAATTCGAAGCAATCAAGAAAGACTTTATTAACAGAGCTTCAACAGTAGTTGAAAACACTGTACGTAAAGGCTTGAAAGCAGAGATGGGTCAGTTAAAAGAAGATATTGAAGCAGCTCGCAGAAACGATTTTGGTCGCAGAATTTTTGAAAGTTTCGCAAGTGAATATGCAGCAAGTCATCTAAATGAAAAATCTGAAACAGCAAAATTAATGAAAGTAGTTAATACTAAAATTATGGCTGTTGAAGAAGCAGAAGCGAAAGCAGACGCAGTTCAGAAGTTGGCTGAAAGCAAAGACGCAGAAATAGCTCGTATGAAAGATGCTGCTCAACGTAAAGAAGTGATGAATGAACTTTTATCACCGCTTAACAGAGAAAAAGCAGAAGTTATGGGTGAACTTTTAGAATCTGTCCAAACAGATAAACTACACGCAACATTCGACAAGTACGTATCAGCCGTAATGGAAGGTACAACTCCGAAGAAAGTGGCGTTGAACGAGGCTAAGGAAGTAACAGGCGATAAAGAAACACAGGCACACATCAACGGTCAAGAGAACAAGACCGCTGAGATATTTGACATCCGCAGACTTGCGGGACTTAAAATTTAAGGAGATAAACAAAATGTCACAATTATTAGAGTCACGCTGGTCGGAAACCAAAGACGCTCTTTTAGAAGGGTTAAATGGTAACAAGCGTTCTGTAATGGAGGCAACTCTCGAAAATACCCGTAAGTATTTGTCAGAGAGTGCTACAGCAGGCGCCACTTCCGCTGGCAACGTTGCAACACTAAATCGTGTGATCCTACCGGTGATCAGACGTGTAATGCCAACAGTCATTGCAAATGAACTTGTTGGTGTACAACCAATGACCGGCCCAGTTGGCCAAATCCACACATTACGTGTAAGATATGCTGACGACTTCTCTTCTGCATCTGGTACAGGTGCTACAGCAGGAGAAGAGGCACTAAGCCCATTCAAGATTGCTGAAGGTTATTCAGGTAACGACGATATTAAAGCAGGTTCAACTGCTTCATTAGAAGGCGCTGCAGGTAACAGACTTTCAATTCAAATCTTGAAACAAACTGTAGAAGCAAAAACTCGTAAGTTATCAGCTCGCTGGACTTTTGAGGCTGCTCAAGATGCTCAAGCACAACAAGGTATTGATGTTGAAGCAGAAATTATGGCTGCGTTAGCGCAGGAAATTACTGCTGAGATCGACCAAGAAGTAATTACTTCTTTATCAACACTTGCTGGCACAGCAGCACTAACATACGACCAAGGCGCAGTATCAGGTACTGCTACTTTCGTTGGTGACGAACACGCAGCACTTGCTGTTCAAATCAACAGAGTTAGCAACTTGATTGCACAGCGTACACGTCGTGGTGCTGGTAACTGGGCTGTTGTATCACCAACTGTATTAACATTATTACAGTCTGCTACAACTTCAGCATTTGCTAGAACTACAGAAGGTACATTTGAAGCACCAACAAACACTAAGTTTGTAGGAACTTTAAACAGTGCTATGAAAGTATATGTAAACGGCTATGCTACATCAGACGATGTACTTGTTGGTTACAAAGGATCTTCAGAATCAGATGCGGCAGCGTTTTATTGCCCATACATTCCTTTAATGTCATCTGGTGTTGTACTTGATCCAGGTACTTTTGAGCCAGTAGTTTCGTTTATGACAAGATATGGTTATGTAGAGTTAACAAACACTGCATCATCTCTTGGTAATGCGGCTGACTACTTGGGTAAAGTTGCTGTAACATCAGCAAACTTACGTTTTGCGTAAGCCAATACTTTAGAGTATTTAGGAAGGGCGGACTTTATGTTCGCCCTTTTTTTATGACTTGATTTTCTAATAGTAAATAGCAGTATGGAAAAGATAAAAACTTATGAAGATTTTCCTAAACTTAGAGAGCAACTTAAAAAGTGGCGGAAACGCTTTCCTATGTTTGCTCACGATGTTAAAGCCTTTGATGCTATGTTAGAAAAGCATATGAAAGAGCATATGGAATACTTTATTAAGTACAAACAATCAAGACGAGAAAGTTGTTTGATTAAAGCACAAGAAGAATTAGATCACATTAATCGCATAATCACTGCTATTAGTAAAGTTGAACTTATGGCTTTATTATCTAAAGGATAAATACTTGTGTCAGATAGCGAGCCGCAAGGCGGACTTATGCTGCACCACAGCGTAGCTCATAGAACGGGCATAGGACTACTTTTTATAGGAGAAAACAAATGGGAAGACCACTAAACAAAAGATTGATGGGACAGCCTACAGCAAGCGGTTCTGAAATCAAAGTAAACTTTCATAACGACACAGCAGTTAAAGAAGGTTATATCGTAAAGCAAAAAGGTTCAAAGAAATTTGTATGCGAAGAAATTGAAACAGCAGGCGAATATACTTGTGTACTAACAACTGGTAAATTGCCAGCAGCATTAGTAGCAGGCGAAATGTCTATTTCTTTTAAAATGGACGACAGTGAAACTTACACAGTAAGTAAAATTGCTGGAAAGAAAGCAACACTATCAGCACCAAGTGCAACTGGTTCAAACGCATATGACGGTTTGACTGTTCCTTGGAACTTTGCAACTAGTACTTCAGATGGCGCGGCTCAGGTTGAAGAAGCAGGTGATGATAACACATTAACTGGTACTGATGACGACGACTTCACAGAAGA